ACGTTTGCAAATCGCAATAACAGATCCAGTCGCTGCACAAAAAGTTTTAGATAAAAGATATCTAACAGGATCTGTTGGTGGTAGAGCTGGCAAAGCGGTCTGTTCAATAACAGGAAATGATCTAGCTCGCGAAGATGCATCCGGAAGACCACAGCCTGCAAAGTTTAAACGGGGTCAAGTTTACAAAGGCAAATTAGCATATATCGATATGCAAGACATCTCCTTTAAAGAATATTCTTTCGTAAACCAACCAGCAGATCAAAAATCTGGAGTTCGTACGACTAAGGTTGGTTCTGGTTCTGCTGAAGTAAGTAATTCTGATAATTGGGTCGCTAAAAGTTCTGCGTTTGTTTTAAGTATGGATAATGAAGATATATTTTCAATTACTGAAAATAAATCAATTCTGAAAGAAATGAAAAAGAAAGAATCCAAACCTATTTACCTACACTTAAAGGGCGCTTTCTTGACGGCTTTAGCTCTACATGAAAGTGAAAATGATAATAATAATACAAAATCATTACTATGTAATGAAGATTCAAAAATAATAGATTCTGAGGAGACCCATAGCATGGATGAAGTTACTAAGGATGAAGATATCCTAGCTGTAGCTGCTGGCTTGAGCGAGGATTTGTCAAATATAGCAGCCGCTACAAATAAAGAAGATTCTGAAGAAGCCACTTCACAAGAAACTGTTGACACTCCTTCCGAAGGAGATAGTCAAGAGGTTATCGTTTCTGAAGAAGAAACTGTCAGTGAAGATAAGGCTGAAGAGAACTCATCTGACGATTCAGAAGAGGCGGAAGTACATAACGTAGATTCCGAAAATGCTGAAAAGCCAGAAGAGGCATCATCCGAAAGTGATGATGAAGTTCAAGAAGAAGTGAATCAGTCCAATGATCTCAGTGCGGAAAACGCTGGCATTGAGCATGTTACTGAAGAGCTGCAAGGTAAAGTAAAACTTCTTGAAGAAGAAAATGCACGCCTAAAGGGCGCATTGCACATGACTCTTGTTGAAAGAGTTGTTGATACAAAGATTGCACTTGGCTATGAGCAAGTTGAGGACCGTGAAAAGCTAATTGCTGACCACGTAGCTAGAACAGCTTCATCATTGGCAGATACTCTTAGAGATCTAGCTAAAACACCGGTGAAATTAGCTAAAAGAATTTCAAACTTTATAGGTATGCCACAGGTTACCTCAGAAGCTGAAGTTACAGAAGCTGAAGAAAATGTATTAACAGTTGGCAAAGAGGATGTAGTTGAACAAACTGCACCAGTTGCCGATTCTTTCGAGCAAGTTTTAGTTGATGCCCTAATGGGTAGACGTAAACTCTGATAAGTTAAGGAGAATAAACAATGAGTTTAGCAAAATTCCGCAAGGTACATAGTAAGACTGGTGCTGGAAGGTTTGTAGTTTCTGAGGGAGTTGCTCCCGCAGCCTACTTGCTTCCACATCCAGGTCTTCCAACTTGGTATTCAGATAGTGAAGATGATCGCTTTGAGATTGTCATTCCTAAGGGTACCATTCTTTCAGTCGTAGCTGATTCCAATGGCGACGCAAGAGTAGTTCCCGCTAACGGAACTAGCTCAAGCAAGTCCTGGGGCGATTCAATGCCCACAACTTGGGATCCGCTAGACGGTGCAACACCAAACTATAGCTCAGGAGCTACTGACACAGTTTCAGTCCCTGCTCGCTCAATTCCAATTGGTTGCGCACAGTATGATCTTTACAGACCATTCGATAAGGGCACATCTCAGGGTGCTGGCTTTATTACGCATGGTTACGTAGAGTATCCCATGGTTAGCGGATTGAACAATGACGTAACAGTTGGTTCCGTCGTTCGCTCCGATGTTATGGGACGCCCAGTATTGGCTGCAGCAACTGACTTCTATGATAGCTCAGCTGCCTACGCATACTTGCAAGTTGGTAAGGTTGTCGAAGTAGAGAAGTTTGCTACAAACTTTGATGACGGCCTCCTTAGCTACATGCAGCTTCCATCAGATCCAGGCGCTTTAAAGACTGTTTACGAGCTTACTCGTGCCGGTACTTTTAGCGGTAAGCTTGGCATTCGGGCGAACCTGGACGTAAATAATGTCATTGGCGCATTCCGCGTTAATTTGACACTCTGATAAATAGAAAACAATAGCACAGGAGGAATAATCCTAAGATGAGTAAGACAATCCAAGAGCTCCTCTCGGGTCTCCCAGCTTGGGAGGCTGCACTGACTGAGGACGGGTATATAGACGCAGATAATAGAGTAACCATTAAGGAAGCATTTGCATCTTCTGATGCAGCTGCCCTTTTCCCCAAGGTTCTCTCTCGCACTCTGCGTGAGGCTGCGGAGCCACAATTGCTGGTTACGCCGCTTCTCTCTACAGTTCGCCTCGGCAAGGGGCGCTCTTTGGAGTTCCCAGCAGTCAATGCAATCCAAGCAGCAGAGATCCCAGAAGGACAAGAGTATCCAGAGCAAGCACTCGCATTTGCAAAGCAGGTAGAGGGCAAAGTTTCAAAGAAGGGCGTTAAGCTCGCCTTTACAGAAGAGGTAATTGCCGATTCACTTTGGGACATTGTTGGCCTACATGTTCGTGCAGCTGGGCGTGCCATGGCTCGTTTGAAAGAGCAAATTGCACTTAGCCGATTCAAAGACGCAGCTACTATCGTATTTGATAACGATAGCGGTTCATACGATGACACCACAGGTCGCGACATTGATGGCACAGCCAACAAGACCGTGACATGGGATGACATCATTGACATGGCTGCTGTTCTTATGGCTGAAAACCATATTCCAACAGACTTTATCCTACACCCCTTGATGTGGTCAGTGTTCCTTAAGGACGCTATTTTCCACGCCGGTGGTGCAGCTTCAGGTGTTGGAAGTAGCTGGGGATATCGTCCTCAGTCAGCCGAAGGCGCTCTAAATGCAACAGCACCCATGGGTCTCAATGTGCTTGTTTCACCATTCGTTAGCTTTACTGCTAAGAGTGGCGCAACAGCTGCTAAGTCAGACCTCTTCCTCATTGATCGCAATGAGGTCGGCTCACTTCTAGTGAAGGATGATATGAGTACAGATCAGTTTGATGATCCAAGTCGTGACATTCGCTCACTTAAAATGAAGGAGCGGTATGATATCGTAATGTTAGGTGATGGTGAAGGTATCACTGTTGCTAAGAACGTAAGACTCAGCCGCAACTACGAAGTTCAGGTTACAAACGACGTAGCTTTGAGCTGATAAACCTTAGGGTTGCTATAGTTACGAATTAGCCCTAAAGCTAGGGGACGGTGGAATAAATCTACCGTCCCCTATGCTATTAATTGCATTAATTTGTTACTATTAAAATAGATGCGTATTATGGAGTGTGTAAAGTGGCACTATATTTGATTGATAATGCAACTGTAACAGTAAATACAGTTAACATTAAGTTTGGAAGAACTATTAAGATATCTTCGATAGTAGATGCCAATTTTACTGTAAATACAGATACCGCAACACCAGTTCAACTAGTTTCTCCATTTAAGGTAATAAATACAATAACTGACTATAATCAGATTAGTAGAACTTTAACTTTATATTGGGATATAGTATTACAGCCAAACACAGATTATGTTCTTAAAATAACAAATTTATTAGACTCTTCAGGTTTTATAATTCCAGAAGAAAAAATAACCTTTACAAGCCAGACTAGCGCAGCGACACCTTCGATTCTTACTGACAGTAAAGCTACAGTTCTTAATGAAGTTTTAATAGAAGATAAGTCTGTTAGAGCAGATATTGAAACTGGATATCAAATATTAGCAAAAAACCCAGATTTTTATATAATATCAACTAATCCAACGGCTGGAGATTTTTATCTAGCAAATGATGAGAATAATGGTAGGGTAACAATTACATTTAGTTCTCGACCAGCTTCAAACTTTTTGATCTCTAAATACTTTAAAGCGCAGCGCAAAAAGATACAAAAGACTCCATCAAGATGGGAAAATGTAGATACAAATATATCAATGCACTCATGGAAACCAGATGTATATGTAGATTTCCCATCTACAGACGCTACACCCGTTTTCTATATTGATGATAAAACTTATTTCGAAAAAGGCTATAAATATAGAGTTATTGTCTCTTCGGAAGTTGGCATATAATGGCAAATGCACTATATGCAAAAGGGAAAGAAGGCCTACTAGAGGGTTTATTTGACCTGACTGACAATAACTTAAAAATTGCATTAGTAAAAAATACTTATACAGTAAATTTAAGTACACATGAATTCTTATCAAGCATTAGTGAAGATTCAGTCGCAGCAACTACTAGTTTATTAAGCGGAAAAACAACAGCATCTGGTGTCTTTGATGCTGATAATATTACAATAGAAGATTACGGGACTAGCGGTTTTGCCTATCTAGTTTTATATAAAGATACTGGAGTTAGATCTACATCAAGACTTTTAGCCTACATAGATACAGCTACTGGACTTCCAGTATCTTCTAGTGCTAGTCCTATCTCCATCACAATTAATTGGAGTAACGAACAATATAAAATATTTAGTTTATAAAGGATTTTTATGACCACCCAGTATCCCGCAGCATTGGACGTATTGATCAATCCTACATCATCTGATGCGCTTAATTCAGTAACGGTACCTCACCATCAACAGCACGCTAATGCAAATGACGCCATTGAGGCCATGCAGACGGTTATCGGATTAAATCCAGCGGGCAGTCATTTAACAGTTAAAGATAGAATAATATCTGCAGAAACTGCAATTACTACACAATCCGTTTTAAATGGTTTAACCGATGTTACTATATCAACAGTTAATCCTGGTGATGTTTTACGTTACAATGGCTCAGTTTGGGTTAATTATAATGAAGAAAATCTTGTTGATGGAGGAAACTTTTAACAATGGCTAATACAATCAGAATTAAAAGAAGGGCATCAGGAGCTTCTGGTGCACCAAGCAGTCTGGAAAATGCAGAACTCGCATATAATGAAGTAGATGATACCCTTTATTATGGTAAGGGAACTGGTGGAGTTGGTGGAATTGCGACTACCGTTGAAGCAATCGGTGGTAAAGGCGCATATGTCGACCTCACTGGGACTCAAACTATTACTGGAAATAAAACATTTTCTGGAACAGTAGCCTTAGGATCTTC